GTGGAGGCAGTGGACATGGTCTGGTCAACCTACACATCCAGAATAAAGCGTGGATGGTCACATGAGCGGGCAATTGGGGCGCCAGTGCCGAAATCCACCAGCCCCAGCGGGAAGGCTGGTCCAGAGCAGGAGAAACAACCCAGCCCTGCGGAGATATTCAATAGGTTGGAATTCTGAATGGACTGGGTCACCGGGATGCTGCTGGCATGGGGCCATGACCGGATGAAACTGTATGCCCATTCCGGGTACTCAAGCGAATCGACATTTGCCCGAATATTTCAGGGTAGTGTGGGGAAGCCAGAACACAAGATACTATGCGCTGATCTATCCGGCAGATCCTGGGCAACAGAGTTCAAGGTCATGGCATTAGCCCCAATCTACCGTGACGCCTTGATTGTAAAGTTCGCCCTGCCGGCGAAAGATGACGGGACGCTATTCACTGAAAAGGACATGGCCCGGAAGCTGGGTGTTCCACGGGAAACATTCCGCACCCGTGTTAGAAGGGCAAAGCAGCGCATTAGGCACGAGATCATAAAAGCCCAAAAGACGGGGTAGAATTGAACCCCTGACCTGTGCTTACATGGTCATGCTGCGGAGGTAACCTCTAGATTTCTCGGCAACGAGTTTCCTTGATGCTATCGGGGAATTCGATAGTGGTACAGACCACTCCTGTATGACACATAGAGTATAAACCATGCTGACCATCAAAGACCTGAAAATCCTCATCGATCCACTGCCAGACGAGGCAGAGGTCAACGCCTATGAGGGTGAAGGTATCGGTCTGAACGTATGGCACGGCAAGCGCCATGGCTGGATTGAAACCGGACACGATGAACATCCGGCCGATGGCAAGTTCCACGATCTGTCCGAATTCACCACACACCTGGAGGGCTGGCTACCTCCACATGGGTCACATATCCAATGACCGCCAAGAAAACACAAAAGAAATCAGCAGCTTCCAATTTAAAGAACGGAAAGGGCATTGGCCGACCCAAGGGAGCCAAGGACAAAACATCCGCGACCGCCAAAGAAAACATACTTGCGGTGTTCAGCAGACTCAAAGGCACTGCCGGCATGGCGAAGTGGGCCGAGGAAAATCAAACTGAATTCTATAGGATCTACGCCAGACTGCTCCCCAAGGAAGTGAACCAGACGCTGGAGATCAAGGAGCCCAAGACCCGTGAGGAAATCGTAGCTGCCGCCGAATCACTTGGAATGCCAACTGAGACCATTTTCGATGAGCCTGGTTCACGCCCAACAACGCATTGAGCTAAAACATACGGCCCTGGAGTACAGAAACTCTCACCAACGAGAGTTCGCCCCTGATTGGTACGATTGGCAGACAGAACTATTCAGACTTGGGCAGACGCACACTGAGAGGCTGGTCCTCGCCGGCAACCGATCCGGCAAGACACTCAGCGCAGCATACGAGTTCTCGCTGCACATCACCGGGGATTACCCGGATGACTGGGATGGGCTGAGAATCAACCATGCCGGCACATACTGGTGTCTCGGTGTTGATAACACCCAGGTCAGGGATGTGCTGCAGCAGGAACTATTCGGCCGGATCGAGGAAGAGAAGTTTACCGGCGGCTGGGTTCATCCGGATGAGGTGACATATCCGGTAGTCCGCAGCCAGACGCCCGGGCTGGCAAAGGATGTTTACGTCAAGCACAAATCTGGCGGCAAGAGCCATGTTAGCTTCAAGACGTACACTCAGAGCAGCACCGGGCAGGCATCCTTGCCAATGGCCGGGTCCAGCGTTGACGGGATTTTGGTAGACGAACAGCCGCCAGACAGCATTACCGGGCAGTTGAAGACCAGAACCATGACCGGGCGCCGAGGTGCTGGCGGGTTCATGCTGTACTCGATGACGCCGGAACTTGGTGAGACTGAGTTAATATGCCAGTTCATGCACACTCCGGCACCACACCAGGCCCTGATCGGACCGATAGCCTGGAGCCAGTGTCCGCACCTGACGCCCGAGAAACAGGCAGAGTTCCTGGGCTCCATTCCCCCGCATGAGAGGGAGATGAGGTCGCTGGGCGTCCCGTTCTTCGGCTCTGGCAGGGTATACGGTGTTCCCGAGGAAAGGTTGCTGGTCGATCCGTTCGATCTGTCCACAAGACCCTGGATGAGGTGCATCAGGGCAATTGATCTGGGTATTGGTCATCCGACATCAGTGGCATGGTTGGCTTTTGACTCGGAGCAGGATATTACCTACCTGGTGAAGACGTACCGTCAGGCTGATGAGAAGGCCGCATACCACGCTGCAGCGGCAAACGGGCTGTGGCCCAATGCACCACTGGTCTTCCCCCCGGACATCGATAACCGGGAGAAGGGATCTGGTGAGACTGTTCTGACGTATTACGAGCAGGCTGGCATCCATAACGGTGTCATGTTTGAGAACCACGATGGTTCACGGTATGTCGAGCCGGGGATCATGGCGATACAGGAAGCGGAGCAGGCCGGGAAATTCAAGATATTCCGGGGCTGCTGCAATGAGTATCTTGAGGAACGGCGCACCTATCACCGGAACCAGAAGGGTCTGATCGTCAAGGAACGTGACGATACGATGGATGCAGTGCGTTACGGATACCAGATGGTAGGCACCCATGGCGTGAAAGCCGAGAACCGACGCCGACAGGCATACGATACGGTGCCAAACCTCGGATTACGGAGAATTAGTCTCAGGTCTCCACGGGTGGGTGACCGGTGAAATACATCCGCAACGTCAGGATCGCATTCAACCGCCTGGGGTCAGCATTAGTGGGATTTGACAGCCTGATGCCGTTATCGGCCGGGTTCTACGCGCACAAGGGATTTCCGCTATGCAAATTCATGGTGCATATGCTGGATAGTCTTCTGGGCGCGCATCACTGCATGAACTCCTGGGCAAACTGGGCCGGGTTCAATGTTAAAGACGAATCGATATGGAAAACGAATGATTGACACAATACGCAAGCATTTCAGACGCCGGATATTGCCGGCGCTGATTATAGTGGCTATCCTGGTCTACGGCCTGATTATGGGTGAGGTCTTCCCATGATCCAGCGAGGAGAATCTGAGCTATTTGCCACTGAACCTACGGACGATATGGAACCGTCCGCTCGGTATTCAGACTCGGAACTGGTCAACCTGGTTGAGCGCGAGGTACACGCCAGCCAGAACGACTGGCAGTCGAAGGTAGCCCAGACCCGGGAATGGGCGCAGAAATACTACTACGGTGAATTGCCCTATGCCGTCGAGAACAACACCAGCGATTATGTGAGCCGGGAAGTATTTGATTCGGTCGAGAGCATCAAGGCCAAACTGATGCACACCTTCACCGGCAATCGCAAGGTGATCAGGTTCAAGCCGGTATCGGAGCAGGACGTTGAAGCTGCCGAGGTCAGGACAGATTACGTCCAGCGGATTTTCTTCAAGGAGAATAACGGCTACAAGATTCTGAATGACGTATTCCACGATGGATTGCTCTCAAAGCAGGGTTGCATCAAGCGCACCTGGCGGGAGAAGACCGTCACGGTATCGGAATCTTTTGAGAATATACCCATGCAGCAACTTGAGGCTGCTGCCATGGACCCAAGTATTGAGCGGGTTGACGTAGATAGCGAGCAGACCATAAACAATATCGTTCAGACCGCACTCGGGCCAATCACTCAGCCCGCTCATGTTGTCTCCGGGTCAGTATTCCGCAAGGAAGACCGATCTGGTGTCGAGGTCGAGGTTATCCCGCCGGAAGATGTGTTCATCTCGGCCACTTGTACGGACATCAACAACGCTGATTTCGTTGCTGTGCGCTACGAGAAGAGTCGGTTTGAGTTGATTCAGGAAGGGTTTGACCCTGATGTGGTCAACAAGATTGCCCACGGTGACCGAATCCACTTCGATACCGAAGAGCAGGCCCGTCACACGATTGATGACACGTTCGACTTCCATCAGCGTGAAGGTGATGACGAGAGATCGCTGGCTGTCGTATACGAAGCGTATGTCTGGATCGATATGCTCACGCCCAAGGATGAGCAACACGCTCAGGATGCCCAGTTGTGGCACATCGTCGTAGGTGGCACCCAGCTTCTGTTCAAGGAAGTGGTTGACGAGATCCCTATGTTGTTCTGGTCGCCCATTATGATCAGCCACAAGGGCATAGGGATGGGTATTGCAGATGTCACCATGGACCTGCAGAACGGGACCAGCAATACAGTCCGGGGCATGATCGACAATGTACACCGGGTGAATGCCGGGGTCAGGACTGCTGATTTATCGCTTCTTGACAATCCACGGCAGTTCATCGATAACGCCATTGGTGGCGTGGTGGATGCCTCCGCTGCTGCCCAGAAGACCATGAGTGTGGTTCCCCAACCGGCTATTTCACCGATAACCGGCAACCTGCTACAGATCTTCTCCCAGGAGAAGGAACAGCGTACCGGTGATACGGCCCTGGGCAAGGGGCTTCAGACGCAGGATGTGATCACTCATCAGAATTCAGGCGACATGATCGATACCCTGATCAACGCTGGCAACGAGCGACCGCTGATGATGGCCCGCTCCTTCGCAGAGGTTTTCAAACAGTTGATGCTCGACATCTACCGCCTGGGCTATGAGAACGGCCAGAAGGTTCCTCTGAGTGTCGGAGGCCGGTTTCAGGACGTTGACATACGCCAAGTGCCATATGGCGAGGAAATGGAGATTGACGTTGCCCTGACGCCAGACTACGGTGAGTCTCGGGCAGCGCAGTTGATGCAACTTCACGGTGCCGTGTCGGCCGATCAGGAACTGCAGAAGCTCTATTCGCTTGAAGAGCGTTACGCGACGATGAGCGAAGTCTACGACCTGATGGGCTTTGCCAACTACCTTGGTGATCCGAAAGACCCGAAGGTACAGCAGCGTATGCAGCAGGGCGCACAACAGGCCAAGCAGATCCGCGATATGCAGATTCAAATGGAGCAGATGGGCGTCAAGTTACAGCAGCAGGCTCTGGCTTTGCAGGACCGCAAGATCAAGGGTGATCACGCACTTGCGAAGGAGAAACTTGATCTGGATTCAGCAGTCAAGTCAGACGCCCAGCGACTGAGTGAGCAGGAATTTGGCGAGGATCGCCGCATGAATCGATGGGATCAGCGCATGGATCTTGCCGAATATCAGCTTGAGAAGACACAGGAACGACCAGTAAGCGTAAATTGAGGATTGATTGATGAATAAACCAACCCCACAGGAACTTCGGGACGCACTTATTGCCAAGGAAGAGGCTGCGACCAAGAAAAAGACCAAGAAAAAGGCCAAAAAGGTCAAAAAGGCTGACTGATGAGCCTGCTTGCTCCATATGCCAGTCAATACAGTGATGTATTGGCCGAAGACCCGGAAATTGTCCGGGCACGGCAGGAACTGGTGCGACAGCAGATGGCAGAGCGCGAGAGTCTGCCGCAGTATGCAGGGATGCAGCATCTGCCGTTCAAGACAAACCTGGGGCCGATCTCCCAGGGGGCTGCGGATATCGCAGAGGCGCTGGTTACCACGGAAGGAGCAGATTGGGCGAACATTCCCCGTCAGGGGCAGGCAACAATCCTGGGCTCCATTGGTGACTCAGCGCACATCATGGCTGAATTGATGGCAATGTCCCGTCATGGATTCACCCAGATGGACCCGGAATACACTGATTTTCCGCTGACCAGCGACCGATTCTATGAGTCCATGGGCGGCGATACATCGAGATGGGGAATTGATCGAACCGCGGGGCTGATATCTCCGTTTGCGCTCCCCAGGCTGGCATACGGTGCCGGCACAGGGTGGGCAAGGGCAGTGCCGGCACTACGCAGAGCGACTGAAAGGGCGGCAAAGCCAGTTCCCGGCGGTATGCACGGTAAGCAGGCCGGGGCGATTGGTGGCCCGAAGAATCCGATTGATGATCTGCCTACCATGGAGGCGAGCGGGGATCTGATTGATTTCCCGTTGGAGCGACGGGGCAAACTGACAACTGGCGACTATGAAATATGGATCAAGACAAACGCATATGACCATGAATTTAATCGGCTTGCTGTAGAGCATCCTTCGTTATCTGAGGATGCACTGGAAAAACTAATGCCGCCCGGTCTTTTGCGAAGTGCAGGTCCAAAGTGGGTGCCGCTGGGTGAGGGGACATTCCCGAGTAAGGAGGCGGCAGAGGTCTTTGCCCTTGATGAAGTTGGAGAAACCTGGAGAGTTACCAGGGCCGGGGCTGGTCCCAAGTCATCTGATAAGGGTGTAGAACTAGACTCCGATGAGTTTGTGGAAATCCATGACAGGATCACGCCACAGCAGCGAGAGGAGGTGGCGCGCACCTATCAACATCCAACGATGTTGATGGACCCTGATGCAGTCCCCGGTATGCCGCCAAAATTGGTGGATGTAAATGCACAGGTGATGACTGATTATCGCGGATCACATGAGGCTCCGACTAGAGCAATGTCAGAGTTAGACGGTACACGCAACACAATGAATGATCTTGCCGATATGTACGGCAATGATCTGGATAACCCGCAATTTGTCAATTGGTACGGGTCTGGCATACCAGAGGAAAGAGCGCGAGATGCGGAATCGGTTGCCGTCATGCGGGCCGCAAAGGGCAACCCTGACAAGAAGGTGTTAGTTTACCGTGCTGTCCCGATTGAAGAGAATTTAGACTTTTTGCATAATAGTGCGAAGAAGTACAAGAATGCTGAGGAGTTTAAAGCAAGAGGATTTGATGAGATATTAAAAGATGTTAGGGGAGTTGAACGAGATAGCGTTGTAACAATTCCTACAGATAAAGTTGAGATAAAATGGAAAGATGACTACAAAAACGCATTAGATACAGCTAAGAAAGATTATAATCCAAAAACAGCACTTCCAGTAGATTTGATATATGATTTTAAGAAAGATAAATATATTTTGGATGATGGTCATAATAGATATGTTTCTGCTCAAAGGAATAATCAGCCAATAAAAGGTGTTGTCCAACATATAGAAGGCAATATGGAGGAATTAGCTGATTTATATAAGAAAGAAAAAGGTGAATCTATCACCGACATCTGGAACAAGGCAAACAAGGTTGACCCACTAACCGAAGAGGCGAAGAAGTACAAGAGTGCTGAGGAGTTTGTGGCGAGCCAAGATATCTCTGCGGTATCTGACTATTATACAGATACAGGAGAAGCAAGAGAATTGGCACATAAAGCAAAAAAAGGAGATCCTGTGGCTATTTCTAAAATGGCGGAAGAAATGGCAATCCTTGTTCCTAAAGAAACAACGCTTATCCCTGTTCCTTCTTCTTTAGGAAAAGCAACAATAACAAAAGAACTTGTGGATAAAATAGCAGAAATTACAGGAAGCAAAGTTGCTGACATAGTTACAGGGAACAAGAGAGCATCATTGTACTCATTAAAGAAAAAGGGAAAGTCTTTAAGTAAAGACGAGCTAGGATTTAAGCTATCTGCAACAGTTCCTAAAGGCAAATATATGATAGTTGATACTGTTTTGGGAACAGGAACAACTATGCGAGCCATTAAGGGCATTCTTCCTAATGCGAGGATTTTAGTTCACAGTATTGACAAGCAACAACTCACCGACATCTGGAACAAGGCAAACAAGGCAGACCCAGGCGAGACTTTATCAGGAGCAAAAGAGACAGGCATCAATGCTGGTGATTGGGTCACGCAAAGTAGAAAGTATGCCGAAGAACATGGGCAACGGCACCTTGGCGAAACAGCAAATGATTTTGAGCTTGCCAGAGAAGGTGTGCAGTTCAAGATAATTGAGCAGGAAGTTTATGCGGATGAACTGTTTAGCGAGGGCAACAGCATCCATGAATGGGGCTATGACCCTCGATAACATTAGAATTAACGATTCACTGAGGATCAGACATGAATTATCACGCCCGAGTAATCAAAGACCGCATTGCCCAGATGAAGGCCAATGATGCCAGCAATATGCCGCCCGGGCTAAAAGAAGGTGCGCGGTTACGCCTGAAGGCCAAAGCAGTAGACGATGATCGCCGGCAGCGCAAGATCGATGCAACGCAAGGGCTGAAGAAGAACCGGAACACTTATTCTGCCGGCGAGCGGTTTGATTCCGAGATTCATCAGTCCCTGGACGGTGAACCGATCATCAACAAGGACGGCTCTTTCCGGAAGAAAACAAACTGGAAGCAGAATGTTTGATTTTATTCGGATTCCATTTCGCGGCCGCAAACGGTACGACGAGAAGCGCGCAAAGCAGGACGCTCTGGTTAGGGCAGATTTCGCAGCGTTAGTGCTGAATAACTCGGCCTTCTTCGACGCATACCAGGCAGAACTTGACACCCTGGTCGATGCAATGCTCGAAATAGAGCCGGTAACGGTCGACTCTGAACGGCAGATATTGCGGTTACACGCAAGAATCCGCGAACTGAACAATTTAATAACTATTCTCCAGTCATTTGCTCGCCAGAAGGAAGTGATTGAGATACAGGCCGAAGCAGCCTGAAGATTTTTCAACTACATGGTGAATGACTATGGCTGATGTACAACCGGCAACGCCGGATACCTCTCAGTTGCCAGCGGACCTTAGTGTTCACGAGGCAGCAGACCTTTTAGCAAAGTATCGGACTGAACCCCAGAAACTGGGGGAGTCAGCAGCCGAGAATGCCGAGAGTGTTATCGAGGAAATCCCTGACCAAGAGCAACCGGAAGAGATCGAAGCGGTCGATCCGGACTCCTCTGAGGAAGGGTCGGATGAAGAAATCACCGAAGATGCCGAAGATGACCTGGAGTCTCTTGCCGAAGGCGAGGAAGACCAACCGGAAGACCTCGAGGCAGAACCGGAATTCTATGAGATTGAAGGCGAGGAAGTCTCGCTGGATACCATCAAGGAATGGCGCGAATCTGGAATGCGCCAGGATGAATTCACCCGCAAAACACAGGTACTTGCCCAGCAGACGCAATCAATAACTGAGATGGAGAAAAACCTGAATCAGTTTGCCCATGCGTCGGCGCAGCAGCACAAAGGAAGGCTCTCAAAGATCGAGGGCGCTCTGAAGCAGTACCAGTCGGTAGACTGGGCGCGTTTGGCATCAGATGACAATCAGAAGTTCACTGTTCACAAAGAGCAGTTTGAACAACTGAAACGTCAGTATGCCAGCGAGCAACGCGAATTCGCAGGATTTGCCAAGGGGTTTGATACCCTTTCTAAGCAAGTTACTGCGAAGAAAGCCGAAGCTGCCTACCCTGAGATCAAGCAACGGATCAAAGGGTGGAATGAGGGGCGCTATCACGAGTTGCGTGAGTTTCTTACCGGAAAGCTGGGCGCTAACGTGAACCAGGTCAACAACATTACTGACCCATGGTTCTGGGAACTTGCAAATGCCGGCGTTACCTATCTCAGTGGAAAGAAGTTGAACACCGGGAAACGGAAGATACGACGGCCCACTAAAACACTCAAAGCGAAGGCACCTGTTGCAAAAGCAGATCCAAAAGGTACGGCCGACAAGGCTGGGCTTGAAGCCATCAGCAAATCCATGGGTTCAGCAAGGGATCAGATGGATGCTGGGGCGGCATTGCTGAAGCAGCGCAGGGGCAAGAGCAAAAGGTAAAATACAATGGCTACATTACAACATTCACGCGGTGCCGTTGCTGCTGATTCAGCAGTAGGGCCACCGTCAAATGTACATGATACCCAGGGTGAGAAGGAAGATTTTTCCGATATTATCGGCCTGATCGCCCCCTACGATACCCCGGTTTACAGCACCCTCCGCAAGGTTGACGCTGTTGCCCCGGTGATCCACTGGCAGGAAGACGATCTCGCCGCCGCTGCATCCAATCCAGTTGCGGAAGGTGCGACGGTAACTATCGCCGCTCAGACTTCACCGGGGATCTCGATCAACTACACTCAGTTGTTTGAGAAGACCGCATCTGTTTCCAGCACGGCCGAAGCCACTCAGTGGTACGGAAGAGCCTCAGAAATGGATTACCAGATTATGAAGAGGGGTCGGGAAATGAAGCGCGATGTAGAATTCGCGCTCGTTGGTTCCGGTGCCGCTGCTGCTGAAGGTAGTTCTGATGGTGAAGGTGGGATCACGGCCCGGACCATGGGATCTGCAGAATCGCTGATCTCGTCCGGTAACTCCAAAGCTCTTGGGGCAGCTACCAACGTCACAGAAGCAGATGTTCTGGAGAAACACCAGGACTGCTATGACAATGGTGGTGATCCCAACTGGATGCTGGTGTCTCCCGGCACTTCGACGGTTGTGGCAAACTTTGCCTACATCGATCCGACTACGACGTCATCCAATGGTGCGCGTCAACGACAGACTGAAGGCAATCGCCTGGTCAACATCGTTGAAATCTACCAGTCGCCGTTTGGCACGATGACGGTTGTCACCGACAAATTCATCGAAGGCGCTGCAGGTGCTAGTGGCGATGAAACCGGTGTCAGCCTGTTGCTGTTGGAAACGGATCGCTGGGCGATTCCGGTTCTTCAGCCGATGCAGGTCGAGGATCTGGCGAAGGTCAGTCACTCCGAGGACAAACTCGTTTCTTGTGAGCTTTCACTGCTCCACGAGAATGAGAATTCTTCGGCAATCATCACCAACATCGATACGACTGCTTAACTGCGGTTTGTCGTTAACTGAAAGGGGGGCTTCGGCTCCCCTTTCTTTTGAGGGTATAAAATGTCTGCAAAGGTCGGCGTAAATATTGAGCGTCAGGATTTCAGCAACAAGATCAAGTATGAGGTCAGGCATTCAACCCCCATTGATCCGTTGCTAAAACACGCTGAGTTCATGCGTGGCAAGGAAGAGTTTGCGCGAAAGGTTCGCAATAATGAGATTGAGCCGATGTGCGCTCTTGGCCCGGTAGAGGTCATGCAGATCAAGTCCAGGCACGGCATTGATGTAATGAACCTGAAGGGCAACGATGGTGAAGCCTTGAAATTCATCATCGAGACCGAATTTCCGTACCTGAAAACAACCAACAAAAAACTGTATCGGCGCGGCGGCAAAGGCCAGAAAGGAATGCACTTCGGGGCTAAATAATGGCTTTATCCACATATACAGAATTACAGGCATCAGTCGCCAACTGGCTGAATCGTGCTGACCTGACCAGTGATATTGTTGATTTCATTGCGCTGGCAGAAGCGAAAATGAATCACGGCATTGCAATCGATCCTGATCGAACCATCAGTCTTCGGGTTGATGAGATGAAGACATCGACAACAGTCCTGATTGGAACGACAGATGACGATGTGACCAGGACCGTGTTCCCTATCCCGTCAGACCTCCTTGATCTGGAGGAAATACGACCGACAGGGACATGGGACGGCGATGACGGGGACGAAGTAGTGACTGCACTATCCCCGGCAAAGCCATATCTCGAGCGTGTATCCAATCACCGACTTGAGAGTTGGGTTGTCGGAGCCGGATGGCCCGCATTCTTTTCCAATGACCCAACCGGGGATAACTGGAACATTTGGCCGCGAACTGCCAACTATCAAATCACCGCATGGTACTGGGAGGATGTCCCGGCGCTGGCGTCTAATCCAACATCTGAGATTCTCACCCGATACCCGGACGTTTACCTGTACGGGGCGCTACAGGAAGCGGAGGCATTCCTGAAGCTTGAGAACACAACGTGGCGCAAGCAGTTTATTGCCGCTATTGCCAGCGCAAATCAAATGACCAAGCGCAAGTCATGGGCAGGCTCTGATCTACGCACACGCAACCCCTACGGATGGAGCAGGGTTATATGACCACAATATTTACGCTTGATGACACTACGCCTGTTGCTATTGATGATGCTGGCGATACATTCACTGAGTTGCAGGAACTGAAAACTGCCATCCAGACATCTTTTGCCGGGTTTAATTCTGAATTAAATGCAGTTTGCACAAAGACTGGCCCCGAGATTGATGTTGGCATTGATGACGCGGCCGCTGCGCTGCCAAAAGCTGGCGGCGTTCTTACGGGGCCGGTTCAGACGACTGATCTTGAAATCGGCCACGCAACTGACACAACACTTTCCAGATCCGCTGCCGGAGTTCTTGCAGTTGAAGGGAATGTAATCCCGCATATCACGGCATCCGGCACTTTTGATGATACGTCGCTGACGTTCACCGGGTTCTCTGTCGATCCTACCGTTACGTTCAAATACAAAATAGACCAAGATGACTTGGTGACGGTGTGGGTTACAGCAGAAACGGCAGGCACTAGTAATTCCGCAGTATTTTCAGCTACGGGGTGGCCTTCAGCATTACGCCCATCAAGTGAAACGGTGTATACCTCGGTGTTTACTGCAACTGGATACGTTATAACCGAAGACAGGGGGGCAGCATTTGCAACAATCGCCACGGGGGGGGTAATTCTGATTGAACGAAGTGGCCGGTTAAACGGAGACGCATGGAACTTAACAGGGGCCAAGGGTTTTGCTCCCGGCACAGTATTCCAATATTACAAGAATTAGATGCTCATCCCGATCAGAAACCTTGGAGCAGGCGGCGTAGTCACCGACGTATTGCCGTTTGACCTTGCGTTAAATCAATTCTCAAGCAGCAGCAATGTTGTTTTTCGTGACGGCAAGGCTGAAAAAATCCCCGGCTGGACCGAGGTCATCGAAGTCGATGCCACGGCAGACGCTTACTGGTTTCATGCCTGGAAGGATGTAGATGGTAGTGTGTATGCCGTGTTCGGGCTTGATGCTGACATCAAACTGTATAACGGCGCGGCAATGAGCAACCCTGCACATCCAACCCTTACAGCCACTCACACAGACTGGCAGATGGATCAGTTCGGGAAGTTCGTACTCCTGAACAACCAGTTTGATACGCCGATGTATTCGGACGATTCCGACGGCAGTTCTTTTGCTGTCCTCCCTGGCTGGACAACGTCGATTAATGCCAAGGCAAAGGTTGTCAGGCCTTTCAAGTCGTTTCTTGTTGCCCTGTGGGTTGGGAACGATCCATATACGGTGTATTGGTCGGATGAATCCGCGCCTGATGCGATTCCTGATGACTGGGATTACACAGCAACAACCAATCTCGCTGGACGTAATGCGCTGCCGGCAGCAGACGGTCAGCTTGTAGACGGGCTAACACTTGGTGACGCTTTTATTGTTTATACGGACTTTGCCGCTTACGCGATGCGGTTGGTTGCAAATACGACCTATGTGTTTTCATTCACAAGGCTGAATGCGCGTGGCCTTCTGAATAAGAATTGCGTTGTCTCGTTTGAGACGCAGCATTTTTGCGTTGGTGATCAGGTTATTTACATCCATGACGGGTCGCGGATAACAAGGATTGCCGACAACAGGGTCGAGCACAAATTCTTCAGTGAAATAGCAGACGGCAGCAAGGTGTCCGTAGCAAAAGATGAAGCCAACCATGAGGTTTTAATTTATTACCCAACGGGCGATGATACTCATTCCTCAAGGATTCTGCGCTGGAACTGGTTGGAGAATACATGGAACTTCGCCAACGTCGATGACGGTGATGACGAGGTTTCATGCATCAGGCTGTCACTTCGGGCCCCTGTTGCTACCAGTTACCAGGATTTGCTTGATGCTGGCACAACATATGCGGGGTTGAGCGGGACAACCTACGCGGCCCTGTCTGGTAACGCCAATGACGAGTTAATCCCTCACCGACTGTCAGTTGATGTAAACACGGGGGGATCGACCTTCTGGGAGATGGAGTCCGGCTTTACCCGTGACGGGGCCGAGTACGATGCTTACGTCCAGAAACTTTATATTGATCTTGATGAACTGACCAGAACAACGGAACGAATCAAGCATATTTCTTCGATCCTGCCACAGATGGATGGGTCCGGAATAGTACAGATCAGGGTTGGAGCATCGATGGGTGTTAATGACGCCATAACCTGGAATGCCCCGGTGGAATTTGATCTCGACAGTGACCAGTACAAGGTGGATGTAAGAATATCCGGTCGATACCTGGCTATCCAGATTGGCGAATGGACAGGCTCTCCGACTGCAAACAACTGGCGATTATCCGGGCTTGATATTGAGGTGACGGACGGTGGCGGACGGTAGTGTTTACCAACCGGAACGTGCTGCACCGGATAACGTCGAAGACGTTAGATTCTGGCTGCAGACCGAACTGGATAAGATTTCTGATGCAATTGCGCTCGTATATGGTGAAGCTGTGAGTGACACTAATTACCTCGTTGAGGTAGCAAAAGGCAATGTTGCCGGAAACAGGATGTGGGACGCTCTTGGGGAGAGAGAAACCATTGGGACAACAGCCAGCGGAGAAGATATGTGGAGGGGAAATGAACTGACCCCTGCACCGGCTTCTCATGTGCTTATTCCAACGCCTCCGGATGCCGGCGAGCAGATGACCGTGGAATCAGAAAGTACGGCCGATACTGCAACAGGGACCGGGGCCGCAAAGGTAAAGATTGAATATCTCGATGCAAACGGATACGAGCAAACCGAGGAAGTCACGCTAACCGGCACAACCGGCGTTGACCTGGTAGAAACCAACGCTCGATTCATCAACGATATGTATGTCTCGGAACTGGGGTCGGCTAATACAACCGGGGTAGCAACGGGTCATATCAAGATATACGAGAAGACCGGTGGTGCATCTGGAAATGTGTACAACATGATTGCGGCTGGCGGCAACAAGTCGATGGTCCCGCACAGGATGGTCCCAAAAGACAAGCGATTGATTGTCCAGAAATGGCTTGTTGGTGAGGGGAATAACAAGCGGCTGACCATGAGAATCAGATCAGATTGTAATAATTTCGTTCCACCGGTCAGGCAGGCCGGGGTATTTTTATTCAAATCGGTTATTTATTTGAACCAAACCACTGCGCCAATGGATCTTGCTTACGCTATTCCTGAATTATGCATGGTGAAAGTTTCCGTGTGGGCAGCAGCAATAGATGGGGAAGCATCCTGCCACTGGCGCGGTATTTTGGAAGATTACGTCACATAGGTCTTTGACATGAGTTTATTTGAATCAGAATCAAGCGTATCCGGATCTCCCTGGGGGCCGCTGCGAGATCCGCTGTTGTATGGTCTCGACGAGGTTCAGGACATTTATGGACGCGGCACATGGGGCGGCCCATACACGGCCGGGATAGACCCAAACCAGACGGCCGGGATTGCGTCAGGCATTGCCAACGCTGGCGGCGCTGGGTCTGTTGGTGATGCCTACAGAACCGCAGGGACCGGGATGATTCCCGGGCTGGGGTCTGCGTTCAATTACTTCAATAGTTCGCTGGGCGGATCACAGAACCCGTGGATGACCAACCAGGATCAGTACATGGACTTTGCTGCCAGTATTGCTGACAGCCCGTACCTGAACAGCCAGATTACGGCTGCTTTGCGTGATCCATACCGAGGCCTGACTGAAGGTGCTTTGCCCGGTAACGCGATGAATGCCGTAATGATGGGTCAATCTGGTGGCTCTGGCCGGGAAGTTGGTGATGCCATTGCGCGGCGAGGCTATGAAGACCGTGCTACCGATATCGGCGGTCAGATGCGCGGGAATGCTTACCAGACCGGCTTAAACTTTGCCAACCAGGCCGCAACAGGCGACCAAAAGGCAGCATGGGATTCCGCATTGCAGTTAAGCGGCCTGGGCGCGCAGGGGCTGGGTTATCTTGGCGAGGGCTACGGATGGGATCAGACCGGCGCAACTGATCAGTACAACTGGGGTACAACAACCCAGAATCTCGAAAACGAGCAACTCGACGCTAATATGAGGGAATTCTACGAGCCGTGGAAGATGATCGAGAACTACGGTAATTACGTCAACCCGCTCACCGAGAACCTGTTCACGAGGACATCCGAGCAAGATCAGTTGATGCCGTGGCTGTTTGGGTCCGAAGGTCCACTGTCCGAGATTGGAGGGAAGTTAGGTGATGAATTTGGGGAGTACATAAAGGGCTTTGGCGATGATAATAAGTGGTTTGGCTAAATGAACCGACTTCTTCAGACTCGACCGGCGGCATTCTCGCCCCTGTTCGGTCGGATTAACATTGGTACGGGCGAAAAGGACGATGGCGAGCAGGCGAACCTGTTTGGGGGGCGCAAACCAAGAGCGGTCCTGTCGCAAGAGGAAGAAGAAGAGGAAGAAGGCTCTGGCGGCGGCACTGGTGGTGGCACGGGAACTGGCGACGGGGCCGGGGTTGGTGACGGCACTGGTGTTTTTGATGGCATTGACCCTGACCTGGATGGTGTCACCGAGGGTGGCGGGACGCAGCCGGGGGATACCACTGGCGGGACGCAGCCGGGGGATACCACTGGCGGGACGCAGCCGGGGGGCACTGTTGGCGATACTGTTGGTGATGCTGTCGATCCATCGCCGTATGAATATGGCACGATGGATATCGGCTGGGGGATCAATGCCAATACTCCGTATGAAGGCTGGGAAGGGTCGATTGGTGCCCTGTCGGGCCTTTACAAGTTGTTTCCGGGTTTCTTTGGCAACGATTCTATCGTTCCGCAGGACACGGATGTACCGCCGCCGCCTCCTCGCCCTGAGTTGGAAAGCAGTGACTACGAAGTTCGCAGGCAAATAGATGAAGCCATTCTTGCTGAAACTAATCCGGCTATCCGCGAAGGCTTGATCGCACATCGCCACGAAAGATACGGCGGGCCAATTACAGACGCTGATACAGCAGAGTATGAGGCTATGGAGTCGCGTAACGCTGATCAGATGTCTGAATACGAAACCGTTTGGGATGATTGGTTTGAGATTAACCGAGTAGGCATAG